TCTTTTCGGTGGATAGCGCGGAAACCCTGGAGCGCAATTCCGCATTCTCCGCTGCCAGGTCATCCCGCGCTGCCGTGAGCACGGAGACACGGTAGCCAAGGATGCAGGTGCATACCACCAGCAAAGCAGCGGCTATGCAAAGCGGGACCACCGGAGACCGCTTTCCCGGCTTCGGCTGTTCGGGTTCAACTCCGGGCGGGGTCTGGCCCGCCTGGATGAACGGTGTGCCGCACAACTTCTCCCCCGGCTGGGGAGAAAGGCTTTCACAGTCACACGGCTTTCCCTCCGGGACGAGCTGCCCACACTTCGGGCAGGTGTACCATCGTTCCTTCGGTATGGCCGGACGCGTTTTCCTGCGCTGGATGGCCTTGCAAGCGGCGGTAGCGACAGCCAAGGCCGTGCCATACAGCAGGACCACAGGGAGGCCGCCGAGTTGTACACCGCTCATGCTTATGGTGGTTTGCACCATCGCTGCTACGGCGACGCACACGATATAGACCAAGGCTTTCATAGGTGGACCCTCTCTTTCAAATTTTTATCTGCTTCGGGGCGAAAAGGATGCGGGGCTTTGATATGCTCAATGGGAAAGGCAGGTGATACCAATGGAGTGGAACATCATTGTGGGACTGGTATGCACGGTGCTGGGCGCTGTCATCAGTTATGCCACCTTCTCCCGCAACAAGGGAAAAGACGACAGGAGCAACGGCCAACAGCTCGGCACCGTTTTGACAGAGCTGGGGTACATCAAGTCCAACACGGACGAGATCAAGACGGAACAGCGAGAGCAGCGCAAGACCAACACAGAGGTGGAGGGCCGTCTGGCTGCCGTGGAGGCCAGCGCCAAGTCCGCACACCACCGCATTGACCATCTGGAGGCGGTACGAGATGAAGAACATTAAGACGACCACGCGGCGGCTGTTCGTGACAACGCAGATTGCCGCGCTGGGGTGGGTCACGATGTCCTACCTCATCGCCCTGTACGCCACGGTGCGCCTGGGCCAAGTGTTCCCGGTGGTGGACCTGTCCGAGCAGGCCATCGAGACCATCCTGGGCGTGAACGTCCTCAAGGTGGTGGAGAACATCTTCGAGCACAACGACGGGGTGGTGTTCGGCAAGAGCAACGCACCGGAGAAGAAAATCAAACGAGATTGCTAAAGGAGGAAATCAAAATGAAAACCTATATCGGCACGAAAATCATTGAGGCGGTCCCTGCTATTCGCAAGGGCTGCAGGGTCTACGAGGAGGGCCAGCCCACCCCCAAGAGCATGTACCCCGTGGAGGAGGGCTATAAGGTCCGCTACCCGGACGGCTACGAGAGTTTCAGCCCCAAGGCCGTGTTCGAGGCGGCGTACCGCCCCATCGACAGTATGAACTTCGGGCTGGCTATCGAGGCCATGAAGAAGGGGAAGAAGTGCAGACGGGCGGGCTGGAACGGAAAGAACCAGCACATTGAGCTGGCCTCTGCCATCAGTTACACGTCCCCGGCTGGCACAATCGTCAATGCCGAGCACGCGGCCATTGGGAACAAGGCTATCGCATTCTGCGGCACTTCCGGCGTGCAAATGGGATGGCTTGCAAGCCAGGCGGATATGCTGGCCGACGACTGGGAAATCGTGGAGTAAAGGAAGGAGCACATCATGGATATTACGACCATCATTGAAGCGGCGGCTGCCCTTGTGGCTGCCGTCATCACCGCCGTGGTCATTCCCTATATCAAG